ATCGAGCGCACGCGCATCAACCTCCTGGATACGTCTCTGCGAGGAATGGCGATCGCCGCCGGGCAGCGCAGCGCCGCCTATTTCGCAGCGCAATTCGCCGAGGGTGTCAAGGGACAGGACACCAACAAGCTCGCCTCCTCCAAGGCAGCGACCGCGCTCAACTGGGCAGACATCTCCAGCCTGTTCATCGACGCCGCCGCCAAGTTCGCCGACCAGGGCCTCACCCTCGACGGCCTCGTTGTCGACCTCGCCACCTTCAAGGCGCTCACCGGCCTCACCGGCACCGACGGACGGCCCCTCATGCGCGCCGCCGAAAACCCGGCCAACACCATCGGCACGACGGACGCGAAGGGACTTTCCGGTGTCATCCTCGACGTGCCCGTCACCTGCAACCTGCGCGCGACGCCCGGGCAGATGGGCGCAGGCATCGTCGGCGCGTTCTACAACCGCGAGGCCGTGCGAAGCTACGAGACGCCCGTCGTCCAGCTCCAGGACGAGAACATCATCAACCTCAGTAAGCAGTTCTCCGTCTACCGCTACGGGGCCGTGGCCGTCGAAATCCCGTCCGGCCTCGTGCCCCTGAAGATCGGCGCGTGACATGGCCGCCGACCTGACTACCAGACTCGCCGCCTACGTCGGCGACGTGTACCCTGACGAATTCCTGACACTCTGTCTCACCGAAGCGCGGGCGCTCGTCGAAAGTCAGGTCGGCGGCGCACCCGTACCAAGCGACGTGCGCGACCGCGCCGTTATCGAGGTCGCCGCCGAGCTGTATCACCGTCGCAGCGCACCGAACGGCGTCAAGTCTTTCGCCGACGGATTCGACGGCGCGTCCGTTATCCGCGTCGCGCGTGACCCGCTCGTCGCCGCACGTCCCCTACTCGCCCCCTATCTAGGACTCGCAATCTCATGACTGACCCAGGGCCCATCGCGGCGGCGCGCGCCGACCTGACCGCCATCCTCCAAGCGGCGACAGACCTCCCCGTCATCGCCAACGTCCCCGAACGCCTACAACCGCCGTGCATCGTCATCACAGAAGCGGCGCAGATGGTCACGACGGACGACGCGACATACGGGGCCGTCACCGTGCGACTCAACCTCACGGTGACTGTCGCGCCGACAACAAACGCACTCGCCGTCGAGCGACTTGACACCGCCGTCGACGAGATCGTTATTGCACTCGTCCGATCTGGAACTTTCGCCGCCGTCGACGCCTACACTGGCATCACAAGCGCAGACGGACAAACCTACCTGGCAGCCCCCATCTCGACCGCTCTCACCTACTCAATTGGAAGGACAAACCAATGACCGTCACCCGAAACACTCGCATCCTGGGCAACAAGCTCGGTTTCTCTATTGCAGGCAAGGACTACTGGTCCGACATCTCGTCCTACGAGCTCTCACCCGAGACCAGTGACAAGGACGTTGTAACCTTCGCCGACGCGCTGGGCGGCTCGTCCGCATCCTGGAAGCTCAAAGGCAAGGCCATTGTCTCGTTCGACCCCGGCTCGTTCTGGGACATGCTCTGGCAGCAGGCAGGCAAGACCCTCGATGTCCTTGTTGCGCCGTTCGGCAACAAGACCGCGACGCCCAAGCAGCCGCATTTCAAGGTGCGCGCCAAGGTGGGTGTCAAGCCGTCGCTTAGCTCCGAGGCGGGCGACGAGAAGGGCGCCACCTTCGAATTTGAGTGGGCGTGCGAGGGTGAGCCTGAAAAGCTCACGGCAACGTCGACGCTGGGCACGGGCAACATGGAGGATGCCTGATAGAATGACTGGCATCAGTGACGGTCGCGTCCACCTCGACGGCGGCTCAGTGGAAATACAGGGCATCAAGAAGCTGTTGGCCGACGCGGAAGCGGTTGGCGTGGCCGTCACTGACCTCAAAGACCTCACCTACCGCCTGGCCACGCCGATCGCCGCGCTGGCAAAGACCCTCGCGCCACACAAGACCGGACGCCTACAGGCGGGCATCAAGCCTTCCCGCTCCAAGCGAAAAGTCATGGTGCGTGTCGGCTCCAAAGGTCGCCTGCCCTACGCGGCGGTCAGACATTGGGGACCTGACTCCAGGTCCGGTCCCCGCTGGCTCTCCCAAGCAGAAGAATCACTGCGACCCAGGACCTTCGCTGGGTTTGGCGAGGGCATCAAGGAACTACTTGACAAACACGACTGGTAAGGAATGAAATGAACCTGCAAGCAATGACTCTCGGCGACCTCGACTACTACGAGCGCAAGACCGGTCAGCCCATCACCGCATTCGACCCCGAAGCGGGTGGGATGCTCGCCGGTCCTATGATCGCGATGTGTGCCATCATGCTTTACCGACGCGGCGGCCATGCAACTCGCGACGACGCCTACGCCGCCGCAGTTGACCTCACGATGGACGAGGCTACCGCACTCGTGAGCGAAGCCAATCCGGCGGGGGAATGAGCGGCGCGTCCTCCCTCGCTCCAGTCCTGGCGATTCTAGCCGTGGACGCTGGTATTCCGCCGTGGGAGGCGCGCGAAAAGCTCACCGTCGAGGATGCACACGCCATCCTCGACCTACTCCAGGACCGCGCCGAGGCGCAGAAGGGATGAACCGTGGCAGGCCACGTCGTCAAGGTGTCAGTAGTCGCCGACACCAAGAATTTCAGCCGCGCTTTCAAGGGGCTCGCCAAAGAAACCGGCATCTCTGGCCTGGCCGACGCCGGGAAAAAGGCCGTCACGACACTCGCCACCGTCGCCGCCGCCGGGGCCGCCGCAATCGGCGTCGCAGGTGCGAAGGCCGTGAGCGCCGCCGCCGACCTCGAACAATCGACGGGCGCAATCGAAGCGGTCTTCAAGTCAGGTGCAGACCAGATGAAGGCCTACGCGGATACGGCGGCCTCGACCGTTGGACTGACCAAGAACGAGTACCAAGAGCTTGGTACCTTATTGGGTGCGCAGCTGAAAAACGGCGGTACAAGCATCGACCAGCTCGCAGGCAAAACCAACGAGCTGATTGGCGTCGCCGCCGACTTGTCGGCACAGTTCGGCGGCTCGACCTCCGACGCCGTCGCCGCCCTATCGTCCGCGCTAAAGGGCGAACGCGACCCGATCGAGCGTTACGGCGTGAGCCTGAAACAGGCATCCATCGACGCCAAGGCCGCCGAACTCGGCTTCCAGAAGGTCGGCGGATCGTTTGACAACGAGGCACAGCAGGCGGCGACGCTCGCGCTCATCATGGAGCAGACCGCCGACGCGCACGGCGCTTTCGCGCGCGAGGGAGACACGCTCTCTCACCAAATCCAGGTCATCAAGGCGCACATGGGCGATTTCGCCGCCAAGGTCGGCACGCTCGTCCTACCCGCCGTGACGGCCCTCGCCCAAGGCGCTATCACCTATCTCATCCCTGCACTCGAACGGCTTACCACGTGGGCGCGAGATGTCGCCGTGCCTGCCCTCCAGCAGTTCGCCGCGCAATTCCAGGCCAACGTTGTGCCGAAGGTACAGGCCGCCGCCGCCGTCTTCCAGACCGAAGTTATGCCAAGGCTCCAGGCTTTCCTTGACTGGCTCACGACGACAGCGCCGCCCGCCATCCAGGCCGTCATTGGGTTTTTCGAGCGATTCGGACCAGCGATCGCGGCGGCGGCGGGCGTCATCGGTACCTTCGTCGCAGGCTTCAAAACCTTCAATCAGGTAAAGACAATCATTGGGGCCGCTAAAACAGCGTGGGCGGCGCTCAATGCGACGATGGCAGCTAACCCAATCTTCCTTGTCATCGCCGCAATTGCCGCCCTCGTCGCAATCTTCGTCGCGCTTTACCAGAACAACGAAGCGTTCAGGGCGGCGGTAGACGCCGCGTGGGCACAGATCAAGGCAGCGGTCTCGGTCGTTGTCGAGTGGTTCCAAACGAACGTTGCGCCCGCCCTACAGGCCGCTTGGGCGCAAATCCAGGCCGCCTGGGACGCCGTCTGGCCGCAGCTACAGGCCGCTTGGGCGACCTACGGGCAGCCGATCGCAGACCTCATCGTCAGTGTCTTCCAGGGCGTCGCAGCTAACTGGGACACCATCTGGCAGGGCATCTCTACCGTTGTTTCGGGCGTCTGGCAGGTAATCTCCAGCGTCATCTCCACGGTGATTGGCGTCATCTCTGGAATCATCCAGGTATGGACCAGCGCGCTCCAGGGTGACTGGTCCGGCGTCTGGGAGGGCATCAAGCAAATTGTCTCGTCCATCTGGGCAGGAATCCAGGGCGTCATTTCCGGCGCGCTCTCAATCGTCCAGGGCTACATCACGGGCGCGCTCGGCGTTATCCAGGGGATTTGGTCGGGCATCTGGTCCTCCGTCGGCTCGACGCTGTCGAGCGCCTGGGAGGGCATCAAGTCATCTATTTCAAGCGGCGTCAGCTCGGCGGTCAGCACGATCAGCACTCTCCCGTCTCGCGCGGTCTCGGCGCTCGGGTCCATCGGCTCTACCCTCGTCAACGCAGGTAAAAACCTCATCCAGGGATTCATCAACGGCATTAGCTCAATGTTCGGCTCGGTCCAGTCCAAGCTTGGCAGCCTAACCAGCTCGCTCACGTCCTGGAAGGGGCCAGAGGACTACGATGCGCGCCTACTCACGCCCGCGGGCGTCCTGGTAATCGAGGGATTCATTAGGGGCCTTGAATCACGGTATGGGGCCGTGAGGAACAGCCTCGGCACTCTCACCGGCATGATTGCTGACACAGACCCGGGCAGTCTGTCCATCCCCGGCGTGAGCGGCCTCGCCGCCCTGCGACGCCCGCACGCCGCCGTCAGCATCACCGTTAACGCGCCCATGCTCACGCCGAGCGTGGACGCCGGGCGCGCGATCGCTCAATCAGTCTCGCAATATACGCGCCTCAACGGCGCAGGAAGGTGACCCCCCTCATGCCGACTCTCCTGCCCCCTCCGATACTCGGCGACTGGTCCGGCGCTCGCGTCCAAAACCTCGGCGGCGGACGCTACCAGTACTCGCTCAACCCAGGCGCGCGATCGCTCGTGATCGCCTGCGACCGCCTCACGCCCGGCCACAAGATCACCGTCAGCATCCGCATCCGCACCGCCGCTCCCGGCAAAATCGCAGTCATCCGCATTGGCCATTCCGCCGCGCGTGCAGGCAGAGGCCCGATCTATGAGCGCACAGCGTCATCCGATCGATTCGGCGCACGCATGGAAATCGAGATCACCGGCCTCGAATCGGGCATCGTCGAGCGCCTGGAAATCACAGACAATACGCTCATGCCTGAAAATCCGAGGCCCTGCGACGTACTCAGTCTCCAAGCCTATTACCCGCTGCAAGGCCTCGATGGGCTACGGTGGAATCAATCACGGTGGAATCGAGAAGCCTGGACGCGCGGCGCGGAAAACATGACCTATCTCCAATGGGACCGGGGCGCATGGGATACCCGCGCGTGGCTTGGCAGCGGAAACGGCGCGTCCGAGGCCTGGCAGGACATCACGGGTCCATGCACGGAAATCGCCGTCACACGCGGCGTCGACGCGACAGGGCCCGCCCTCACGGGGACGGTTGGCACTCTCACGGCGCGCGCGATCAACGCTCTTGCGCCGCGCACAACGGGTATGAGCCACGGCACGCCAGTTCGACTCATCCACTGGCCGACGCGCGAGCTCGTCTATTCGGGTTATCTGACCGATCTACAGATCACACCGAGGAAGCCAGGCGGGCGCATCAGCTACGAAGTCACTCTGACCGCGTCTGATAGCGTCGCTCGGTTGGCTGCAACCACTCGATACGGCGCGAAGTCAGACACCGGCGACGGGAGCGAAAACTGGTTCCTGCGCCTTGACAGAATCATCAAGTCCTGCCGAGACCTCACCTACTCCCTTGACAGTATGCTGACTGGCGTAACTGTCCCGCCGACCGTCTGGGAAACAAGCCTGGCCAAGCATCTCGACGCCCTCACAGCGTCGGTCCTCGGCTCATGGTCTGTCGCACGCAACGGCTGGGTTCTCGTCAGGACCGAGCGTCCAACAACGCCCGTCCTACGGCTCACCGACGCAGCGCCGAGCGACCCAGTCCGCCGGGTCCTGTCCTACACCGGCGTTGGCGTCTCGTGGGCGGCGTCCGACGCCATCGCTCATGTCACGCTGCACAATCACGCCGCGCGATGGGACGCCGAGCGCAGCGAGTGGGAGGCCGACGACACAGACACCACGGTAGACGAGCCGACAGCCGCCGCCGTCTGGGGTGGTACCAGCGTCCAGCTCGACGTGACCCTACCCGCCGCGAAGCTGGAAGAAACCGCGCGGCGTTACATCACCGCGACGGCAAGCGACCCGACGCCGAGTAGCGTGACTTTGCGCCCGGCGCACGAGACGGGTCCCGACAAGCGGGGCCCCTATATGGCGCTCGCGTCAACCATAGACCCAGTAAGTGCGGTCGCCGTCGAGTATCGTGGAGAGCGGGTCGCCGCCCTCATCTCTCAAGTGTCCCACACGATCACACCGACGAGCTGGACGACTCAGCTCGCACTCACTCCAAACCCGACAAGGAAGGACTAGTCACATGAAGGTTTTCGTACCGGGCGAAATCGCCCGCGCCGACGATGTCAACGCAAACTTCGCAGAGTTGAAGGAGGCTGTTGACCGCCTCGTGAACGGTCGACAGCACGGCACGGTCCATCTCGGACAGTACCAGCCAAACGAGAGCTACGAGGCATCCGTCACGTTCCCGCGCCCGTTCGACTCGACGCCTCACGTCGCCGTCTCGTGCGGTAACCAGCGTGTGCGCATCGCGATCTACGACATCACGCCGCGCGGTTTCAAGTACTACGGATGGAATGACACGAGCGGATTGAGTCAGTCGGCAAACTTCGACTGGATTGCTCTCGCAGACTGAAAGGAACAGGAACAATGACAGTCAATAGCGCAGTGACCGACACCAATTGGTCACCTAATTTCGACGAGGGACGCCCCGGCGGCGATCCTATCGGAATCGTCCTGCATCATTGGGGCGTCGACGGTCAGTCTCACGACGGCGTCGTCAATTACCTGTCGCAGAACCGAGGCGCGGCGTCGACCTCGGCGCATTACGTGGCAAGCGCCGAGCGCGTGACCCAGCTCGTGCATGATTACGATCGCGCCTGGCACTGTGCCGGGAATAACATGCGAACGATCGGCATTGAGTGTCGTCCCGAGGCCTCGGACGAGGATTACGAGACCGTGGCTCAGCTCGTCGCCGCAATCCGCGCCGAATGGGGCGGGCTCTCCCTATCAGGACACTCCACTTGGTTCGCCACGGCCTGCCCCGGTCGCTACACAAACTCCCTCGACTGGGTCTCCAACCGAGCAAACGAGATCAATGCCGGCGTCGACGTGCCCCCGGCGTGGCCGACGCCGCCCGCTCCCGGCGTCGCCGAAGACGGCGTATGGGGACCGCTCACAACCTGTGCTCTCCAGGCATATCTTGGTACGCCGATGGACGGCATTGTGTCCGAACAGCTCGCCCACAACCGCGTGCTCTATCCCGCTGCGTCCGAGGCGTCTTGGGAGTGGGTGGGCGACGGCGGCGGCTCGCAGCTCATTCGCGCGCTCCAGGCTCGCGTTGGCGCGACGGTCGACGGATACGCGGGCTATGACACCGCGTGTGCGCTCCAGGCTCGCGTTGGCGCGACGGTCGACGGATACGTTGGCATGGAGACCGTCTCCAAGCTCCAGGCCGCGCTCAACCGAGAGGCGTTCTGACCATGAGTGACACGCCGAAGCACGCCGCAAACGCGACTCCGCAGCCGATCTCATGGCTCACGCCCACTGTGCGACGCTGGGCGTATGGTGTGATTCTCGCCGCCGTTGCGCTCCTCGTCGCATATGGGCGAATCGAGGCGCAGGTCGCGCCGCTCTGGGTCGCTCTCGCCGCCGCCGTCCTGGGCAATGTCACGGCGATCGCGCACGTCCCCCAAGGGGGCCAATAATGGGACAGGCCGCCGAGGTTATCACAGCCCTCGGCGGCCTGTCCGGTCTATCCGCCGTCGTCGCATCAATTGCGACACTCATACAAGCAAGACGCATCCGCGAGCAGGTCAGTCCCGATCAGGGCTCCAGCCTCGCCGCCGCCGTCACTCGGACGGACGCGAAGACCGCCGAGGCCGCCGACCGCATCGCGCGCATGGAAGATACGCTTTCCGCGCACGGGGATACAATCACCCGTATTGAAAAGGCCCTTGAAGCCAGTGGCGAGAGCGTGCGTCGCATCGAGGCAGAGCAGGTCAAGAGCGCCGCCGACGTACTCATTGCCCGTCACAGCGTGGAAAGCCTCGCGAGAGAATTCAAAGGCATTGGGCACGAGATCGGCGATCTACGGTCGACGCGAGACCGGGAACATGCCGATTATGATGCACGTCTCAGAAAGTTGGAATCATTCTGACTTGCCTCACCCCCTCCCGGTGTTCTATACTTAGAACACCGGGAGGGAACAGCCCACCGGACAAGCGAAAGGCAAGACAATGTCCAACACAATCACCTGGATCACCGACGAGAACAGCAACAAGGGCTACGCGCCTGCGCTCATCCTCGACAAGGCCAGTGACGGCGAAGACATCGCCGAATACTTTGCGAAGGCGATTCCCGGCGACGACGCCGAAGCGATCGAACTGCGCGAGTCCCTGTACGAGGCCGCCGCCCGTTACCACTCCAGCGGTGAAGCCGGGCTTTACCTCGCCGCGAACGGATTCCGCGCCGAAAGCGCGACGATTATCAACGGCGTGACCGACGCGCTGGCCGCCGACCGTATGGCCAACCGCATCTACGCAGATTGCGAGGCCGTCAGCCTCACGCCCGGCGACGCCTCCCTCGACGCAATCGTTACGGTCCTCGACGCGATCGACCCCGACCGCGCGGCGAAGTACTTCAACGACTGATCTAATCCGAGAACGGCCCCGCCTCTCACCTGGGCGGGGCCGTTCTAATCGAAGAAAGGACCTACAGATGTTCGCCGCCGAATTGCTCACCCGCCGATGCGCGCTAGGAATCTCACAAGCCGACCTAGCGCGCCTCATCAACGTGACTCAACGTTCTATCTCCAATTACGAGCGCGCCGCGCGCGCGCCCGGGAACCCAGACGAAATCCTCGCCCTACTCGACCGGCTCGAATCGACAGCTAAAGCCGTCGAACGCGAGTGCATTGAAGCGCACATCCTAACGGGCGATGTCATCCGCGTTGAGCCCTCCGAGAGCGCGTATCGCCGACGCCGCCCCGACATGGCCGCCGCGCTCCCGTGGAGCGCACACCTCGCCGCCGTCGCACGCGCGCGCACCGAGATCGAGCGCATGACGGGGACCAAGCCAGAACTTGCCTACACCAATTAAATGACCTATCATGTCACGCATGGGATACCAGACCAAGATCACAGATGCGGTCCGAGCGCATATCAAGCGTTCAGGCGTCAGTCAGACAACGTTCGCCGTGCGCGCTGGCTTCTCGCCTAATAAGCTAAGCCGATGCATGACGGGACAAACACGGTGGGCGCTCGCAGACCTCGAACAGCTCGCCGCCGCCGGTGTTCCCATTCGTCTGACAGTTGAGACACGCGATGAGACCACGCTCATGAGCGCATCAGCAAAGCAGACCGCCGACGAGCTGCGCAAGCTAAAGGAATCGCTCAACGAAATCATTGACCAGTTGAATAGCTCAACCTTCGAGGTTGTCGGCTATGAGCTATCCGTCATGCACGGAAACTTGGAGCGCATGACAGCCAACCTGGAATCCGCCTTCAATCTGGAGGATGAAGAATGAAATACCGCATCGACTGGATTCAATTCGCCGCCGCGCTCATAACAATCGCGGCCTTCACCGCCGCGCTTATCGCATGTGTGACAATGTACCTGCCGTGGCCAGTCACCGTCCCGACACTGACTGTCGCAGCCATCGCCTCGTGCGTCTGGCAACATCGGTACGAGGCCAACAAGCACGAGGAGCAAGATTCATGATCTCGAATTCAGATGCAGCTATCGTCCGTTCGCTACTGCGCAAAGCACAGGCCGTGAGCCTCCAGCTCGCCGAGGACGCCGCCAACATGGGAGTAACCGGCGCTAAGCGTATGCGCCCGAAAGACCGCGCTCAAAAGATCAAGCTACTGCACTGCTATGTGACAGTTGCAATCCGCTATATGGTGGAAACGCACTCATGAGCGCCGTCGCCGCTTGGACCGAGCAGGAACGCGCCGACTTTATCGCCGCCGCGCGCGACGCTATCCGAGGCCCCCGAACCGGGGACGCCGCCGCCAACCCGGCGCATGTGCCAGCGCCCAAAGCGCGCGGCGGCGTCCTCAACGCTGGCATGAGCTTCACGTCCATCCTGGCCGCCCTGTCTCGAATCGGGTGGGGACCGCTCAGGGGACGCGAATTCGCAGCCTCGCGCGCAATCCTCGACACCCTCGCCATCCTCGCGCACGACACCCGCAGCGACCTCGCAGCCGTCGTCCAAACCACCGCACGTCAGCTCGCAAAGCGATCGGGCTACTCGCTCCGTCACACCTCGCGCTGCCTCCAGTGGCTCGAAGACGCTGGCGTGATCGAATGGCACCGGGGAGGCATCCGAATGGGCGTGCCGACGGTTGGCGTCATCAAAGTGGTTAAGCGCGTCCTTGTTGACTGGACGCTGGCTTTCCGCCGCGCCTCCGACGCCGAAGACCGCGCGCGCAACGCCGCGACGCGCGCCCGCATCCAGCTTTACCGACTTCGACGAAACGCGGCCCGGCCAAAGCCGATTGCGACTCATGTGGACATGAGTACGCCCCTTCCCTCCCTACAGGAAGAGGGGGCTGCCAAGGCCGCCCCTCATCCATCCTGTGAACAGAAAATTTCGAGCCGAAAGATTACCGAAGTGAAGTACCGTCCGTCGTACATGACCTACCTCGCCACGACATGCACTCATGGCACTGTTAGCCCCGACCGCTGTAATCAGTGCAAATACCAGGCCATCATGCGCCAGCAGCATGTAGCAGATGCAGAGAGAACCGCCGCCGAGCGGCGGCGCAAAGAGGAAGAGGAAAGCAGACACAGCGATAATCCCGAATCTGTCTTCCCGCCCGCCTACGTCGAATACATGCACGCGACGTACCCAGACGCACACTATCGCTCGTGGGCGCGCCTGAATCTGTCTGACCCGAAGGCAAAGGAACTCATGCTCAATGCCTAACTCGCCCATCTCCCAAGACCCTCGCGCCGTCGTCGCAGACATAGCAGTTGACATCGAGGCCGCCGCCATGCGCGCACATGAGCAGCTAAACGGACGCACGCCCTACAGCATGTCTTGCCCGCAATTCAAGCTCGCCGGGATGGCACTCCAGATCGCCACCCTGGCCAGGGCCATGCGCGACGAAATAGCCTCGACCTACCCCACCGCCCCCGCCCCGAGGAAGCACGAGCAATGACCTGGGCTGGCTCCAAGATTCGCCGCCTCGCTAACCAGGTGATCGGACGTTACGGCACAGTGTGTTGGCTGTGCGGACAGCCGATCGATATGCAAGCCTCCAGACGCGCGCCGCTCGGACTCAGCATTGACCACGTCATCCCCCGGTCCAAGGGAGGCAGCGACGACATCGACAACCTCCGTCCAGCCCATCTCCAATGCAATTGCAAAAGACAGGACAAACCCGCCGCCGCGTTGCGACCTCGCCGCGCCTGGTCCGGCTCTGGCCAATGGCCCGGCCTGTCCGCGCCGATTTGAAAAAATTTTTTAGAATCGGCGCCGGGAAGTCCCCGCCCCCATCTTCCTATTCCCCCCGGCTCGGATATAAACTGGCCCAAAACCAGTCGCACCAACCACGAAAGACCCCGACATGCACGAAATGACTAACGAACTGTTCCCCGTCGCGCCGCCGCCTACGGGGGACATTGAAGCCGCGGTCCGCGAGGCGTTCGACGACCTCGACGCCAAGGGCGTCCTGGGACCGATCGAGCGTGCGAAGCGCGCCGCGCTCATCAAGGCCGCCGCCGCGCTCGACCGAAGCCTCAACGGCGGCGCGCCAAGCGTCGCGACCTCGAACGTCCTGAAGAATGTCCTTGAATCACTCGATAGCCTGCCTCGCCCCGCCGAGGGGACCGACCGCGAGCTCGATGCGTTCGACGCCGCTCTCGCCGAGCTGACCCGCGACGCCCTCACCGCATCATGAGCGCCGAACCGAAGTATGCAACGCGGCGCAACACGGACAACCCAACGTTCGGTGCCCGCATCGCCGCAACCGCCGCTTTCCTGGGCGGCTCGCTCATGCCTTGGCAGCGACAGGTTGCCGACGTTGCCCTCGAACTCGACCCGAACGACCCGGGGGCCTGGAGGTATCCCGTCGTTGTCGTCACCGTACCGCGCCAAGCCGGGAAGTCATTCCTATTGCGTGCCATTATGGTTGATCGTATGATGGCGTACAATCGTCATGAAATTCTAATGACAGCTCAAACCGGGAAAGACGCCCGGAAACGATGGAAGCAAATCAATACCGCATTGGGAGCTGAAAAAAAACCCGGCTATTTCAGGGTCTATGCCTCCCAGGGGGCAGAGAGAACCGAGTACTTGAAGCGTGGCTCATTCATTTCGCCATTCGCACCTACCCCCAAGTCAATTCACGGCGATTCACTCCACCTCGTGACAGTAGACGAGGCGTGGGCTTTCGACGCCGATTCTGGCCTTGCACTCGAAACAGCTATCAACCCGACTCAGCTCACGATTAAAGACTCGCAACTCTGGATTGTCTCAACAAAAGGCACGGACAAATCCGCGTATCTGAATGAGCTGATTCGACAGGGTCGGGAATCAGTTAGCAATCCGAACTCTCGCATGTGCTATTTCGAGTGGAGCGCAGACGAGGCCGCCGCCGAGGCCGACCCCTACAGTGACGAGACGCTTTCATTCCACCCGGCACTTGGACATACCCAGACCGCCGATAAAATCCGAGCGCTCAAAGGTGATAGCCTCGCCGCCTGGAGACGCTCGATTCTCAACCTCGAAACGGTAACTGACGAGGCCGTTGTTGACATGACCGTCTGGGCGTCTCTCCAGGACTCCGAGCTACTTGCGACGGTCCCTGACCCGTCGCGCGTCTGCGTTGGCGTTGATCTGGCAAGCGACAGAAGCGGCGCGTCCATCGTCGCCGCCTGGCTCGACGGCGACGGCGACGTGTGCCTTGCCGTTATCGCGTCCGGCCCCGGAACAGATTGGGTGCAGTCCGCTATCTCCGAGATGCAGGATGTGGGCTATCAGTGGATTGGGTGCGACGCGGCGGGGCCGACGAGAACTCTGGCCGCCGACCTCGAAGCCGCCGGGCAGCCTATCGTGACTCTGTCGACTCGCGATTACGCGACGGCATGTCAACTCATGCTCGACCGCATCCGAGCGCGGCGCATCGTCCATCACCCAAATCAAGAGCTGTATGATGCCCTTGGAGCCGTCGTGCTCAGACAGCTATCCGGCGTGCAGGCGTTCGACGCCGCGAAATCACCTCGACCTATCGACTCACTCCGAGCCGCCGCCGCCGCCGTGTGGGCAGCGTGCCAGCCGCGCGCGGGGATACAAATCTACTAGTGACGTGTCGCACCTAATTGGCAGGGAGGGCAACAGTCATGCATAATCAGCCTATGGCCTCAATCGCATCACTCATGGGCTTTCGCCGCGACGACGGGGGCGCGCCCGTGCTCCCGGGCATCACGCCGCCGCCGCGCCGCGCCGCAAGCGCGATCGACGAGCGTGGCGCGCTCGCAATCGATTCTGTCTACCGCGCCGTGACTGTCCTCCAGTCGGCGGGGAAGCAAATCAGCCTCGATGCGTGGCGCGACGGCATCCAGCTCGAAGGCGCAGACATCCCGACAATCATCTCGACGCCGGGACCCGGTCTGACCGTAACGTCGCTCATCGCCGAGACTATCGCCAGTCTCGCCCTACGTGGAAACGCATACTGGCTCGTGGGGCGGAACCGCGACGGACGTGTCAACTCACTGCGTGTGCTCGACCCCACCGAGTGTGTCCCGAACCTGAACCGTGAAACGGGTGAGCGCACGGTCCAATGGCGATCGCGCACGTGGCAACCCAACGACCTGCGTCACCTGCGATTGACCTATGTGCCAGGCCAGGCCGAAGGCCTCGGGCCAATCCAGGCGTGCGCGCGATCGCTCCAGGGTGCGCGCGACATGGCTGCATATGCCTCCCAGTGGACGAGCGGCGGCGGCGTCCCGACCGGCGTCCTGTCGACAGAGCAGCCGATCACAGCCGCCCAAGCCAAAGAGGCTAAACGCGCGTGGAACGAGTCGAACAGCCATGACGGCGGCGTCGCCGTCATCGGCGCTGGCCTCAAGTACTCGCCCCTTCACCTCACACCGAGCGAAGTCCAATTCCTCGAATCCCGCGCGTTCGACGTTCTCTCTGTCGGGCGTATGTTCGGCATACCGGCGCACATGCTCCTCGCAGCCGTCAACGGCTCCAGCCTCACCTACCAAAACGTGAACGATGCAGCGACCGATTTCATCCGGTGGACGCTCATGGCCTACCTGCGTGAGATTGAGGATACGCTCACCGCTATCCTGCCACGTGGAACGATCGTTCGATTTAACCTGGACGCGCTCCTGCGCGCTAATCCATCCGCGCGCATGGCCACTCACAAGACAGCTATCGAGGCGGGAATCTACTCGCCCGCCTACGCGCGCCTCATCGAAGGCATCAACGACCCAGCCGCCGACCCCATCAAGGACACGTCCAATGAATGATCTCCAGACACGCGAATTTCAGGTAGCCGCCGGGCGCGAAACCGACGAACCGCGCACCGTGCGCGGCCTCGCCGTCCCCTACGGCGTCGAAATCGAGCTATTTGACGGGTATTTCGAGACGATCGCGCCGGGTGCCCTCGCGCCACGCGACGAATCAGACACCAGCCTGAAGCTCGTGTACAGGCACGACGAGCCGATAGGCCTCATCACGGATGTACTCGAAACAGAGGCAGGCATCGAGGTCGCCGCGCGATTCTCCGATACCCAAACCGCGCGAGACGCATACGAGCTCGTGCGAGACGGCGTAATTGACCGTCTGTCCATTGGATTCATGCCCCTCGAAACCGAGGCGCGCGAAGACGACAAGGGCACCCACACGACAATCAAGACGCTCGCCCTCCGTGAAGTCTCGCTTGTCCCCTGGCCCGCGTATCACAACGCGGCGATTACCGAAGTCCGCAACGAACAAACCCAAACCGAAAGGAAAATCATGACTGAAACGCCCGCCTACGCGCTCGCCTCCGACCTCGCCGACCTGCGCGCCGACCTGACCGCAATCGAACAGCGCGCCGCTCTCGCCGATATGACTCCCGCCGAGACTCGCGCCGACACCCGAAGCCCCGGCGCGGCCTTGAAGGCCCTCCTGACCGACGAAGCCTACCGAGAGGAAATCTCTCGCCTCCAGACGCGAGCCTTCAACGGCGCGACGACGGGCGCAGATGCTACGATTGTCTACCCCGAATGGGTGAAGGACCTGACTCGCATTGTCGACAAGCCCAACATCCTCGCAGGGCTGTTCTCGACCGGTCCCCTGCCCTCCGAGGGAATGGAGCTCGATTTCACCGAGCTCGCGACGAACACGCTGGCCGTGAACGAGCAGGCCACCGAAGGCAGTGATCTCGTGCTCGGTAAGGTCACCACCAAGAAGCGCTCGACGCCAATCAAGACGTTCGGTGGCTACACCGAGCTCTCCCGACAGGCCATCGAGCGCACGCGCATCAACCTCCTGGATACGTCTCTGCGAGGAATGGCGATCG